GACAGTGCATCAGCGATGCTTCAGGAATGGTGCGATGAGGTGCTGTTTGCATCGTATCGCGTCTTTGTTCGCAAAGAGGATCTCGGATTCAACAAGGAACGCGGGATTGCTGTGGGCAATTCAGAGCGATACCTGAGGACTCAGGAATCAGCGGCATGTCTGGCAAAGAACCGGCTGGAAGGCATGCCAGCGGAGATCGGTTTTTCATGGGCTGAATATGCAAAGTGGTTTCCGAAGAGTGATGACAGCGTAAAGAGTGTTTCAGTTTCTCCAGTACAGAAAGCAGGGTAATTGACATGGCGGATTTATCTCATTTGGACATGTCGAAAGCAGCGTCGGCAGGTTCGTTCACGCCGATTCCGGCTGGTGATTACAAGGCCATGTTGGTGCATTCCGAAGTGAAGCCGACGAAAGATGGAACCGGTCAGCGTTTGGCGTTGCGGTTCATAATCATGGAGGGTCAGTACCAGAATCGGCTGATTTTCGAAGGTCTGAACATCGTCAACAAAAACACAACGGCACAAGGTATTGCACTGCGTCAGTTGCAAGACCTGAAGGATGCTGTCGGGCTTTCGAACGCTTCACAGTCAGAAGAACTGCACAACCGACCGCTCACGATCAAGGTTGCCATTAAAGACGATCAGAATGTGATTAAAGCGTACAAGTCTCGCTCAGTGTCAAACGCACAGCAGCAGACCAACATGATGCAGGAAGCGTTTGAAACTCCTGCTGCAGCACCTGCCGTTAAAGCGAATCCATTCGCGAAACAGTGATCTCGACTGGCTGTCGTGCGTTGCGATGGCCTCCTGAAAGCCCGGCAGTGTTTGTCTACAGCTCGCACTGCCGGGCTGTTTTTACCGACTCACGGAAGGACTGCAACGTGCGTAAATGGCCCAATTACATCGACGATCCTGAAACGTGGTCAAGTCGATGTGCGCAAGATCCGCAATGGGTGGCTGAGTGCCTTTCACGCATTGGCCGTTTTGGCGGCCAGCATCCGCTGTGCTCGGTGTTGAGTCATTCGCTGAACGTGTTTGACGCACTCAGCGAACAGCCTGCGCAGGTTCAACTGTGGGGACTTTACCACGATGCACACGAGATCCTGACGAGTGATGTTCCTCGCAAGTTTAAGAATGCCGATCTGTGCAAGTTTCAGGACTACTGCGATGCGTTGTTGCAGGAGAAGTTAGGCATTCTGGTTACAGAATCGATCGTGTCCGAAATGGACACAGAGACCGGTGACCGCGAATTCTGGTGTTGGTCCGACTACCAGGGCGCATGGTCATTTTTGACCGTTGAACGACAGATTGAGTTTTTTGTTTCCCGTTCTGAATTGATGAAAGGATTTCTTAGATGAGTGAATTAACAATTGAAGAACCGCAGGCACCAGTTGACGCTCTGATCGTTTCGACGCTGGCAGAGTTTCGCCCGGATGAACTGGCAATTGCTCAGGTCCGTGAATTTGGAAATCTGACCGTTGCAACGGTCGGGATTAAGGCCGTGACTGAAGCACGCAAGACAGTCAAACGGCTGCGACTGGAGATCGACAAGCGGCGCAAAGATTTGAACGAGGGAGCACTGAAGTATCAGCGAGCAATTAACGCAGAAGCGAAACGACTGACCGCTGAACTGGAACCGATCGAGGGCAGGCTGTCGGCAGAGGAGGAGAACTACGAAGCCGAACGGCTGAAAGAAAAGCAGGCGAAGGAAGCCGAAAAACGTGAACGGCTGCAAAGCCGTCTAAACCGTCTCGCTGCCATCGGTGTTGTCGGTGTCGATCTGAACGCACTGGACGTGATGGATGACGGATTTTTCGAAGCACTGCTGACAGCGGAAACGCAGAAAGCCGCAGCACGAAAAGCCGAAGAGGAACAACTCCGGAAAGATCGCGAAGAACTGCAGAGATTGCGAGCGGAGAACGAACGGCGCGAAATTGAAGCACGTGAAGCCGAACGCCGTGCGGCTGAACAGGCACGGGCCGAAGCGTTGAAGCCGGAGATTGAGAAGGCCGAAGCATTCGGTGAAGCGTTGCTGACGGATGCTCGTGATGAACTGGCACGGATTTCCAATCCGTATTGGACTGAAACGGCATTGATGGAAATTCAGGCGGCAGTCAGCGAGATCGTTAAGGCAGTGAGGAATACGCGATGAGAATCCGATTTAACACGTCCTCAATCACTGACTACGAAACATTCCTGAAGGTCCGGCGATGCCCGGTGTATCGGTTCGTCGGAAACGCAGCAGAGATATCTGATGAATATGCTGCTGCGTTTGGTGTAGCAGATGCTGAGTCTGACGATACTCAATACGAGCCGAAAGAAGGGATGTTTGATTATCAGCGTGATATCGTTTCTCTGGCATTGAAGAAACGGAAGTATGCAATCTTTGCAGATTGTGGACTCGGTAAAACGCTGATGCTTCTGGAGTTTGCTCGGCATGCTGCAAAGAACTGCAACGGCGGAAAAATCCTGATCGTATCCCCGTTGATGGTGGTGTCGCAGACATTGCAGGAAGCATTCCGCTGGTACGGTGAACGGTTCGATATTGGTCAGGTCCGAGCGTTTGACTTACAGAACTGGCTGGAATCAAACGACAGCCTGAACACTCAGATTGCGGTCACCAATTACGAAGCGATTCGGGAAGGACTGATACCGGGTAATCTGGCCGGGCTTATTCTCGATGAGTCTTCAATGCTGAAGTCTCACTACGGTGAATACGGCAATCGCCTGATTGAACTCGGGCGAGGGCTGAAATGGAAATTGTGTGCGACTGGTACACCAGCTCCGAACGATCGGATTGAGTTCGCGAATCACGCTGTTTTTCTGGATCGCTGCCGAACGGTGAACGAGTTTCTTGCCACGTATTTTATTAACCGTGGTGAAACACAGAACCGTTGGGAATTGAAGCCACATGCGTTGAAACCGTTTTACAGGTCTCTGGCTGACTGGTCAATCTTTCTGACGAATCCCGCAACCTATGGATGGTGCGACAACGTCGGAACGACACCGCCGATTCACATTCACATCGATCATATCGAACTGACACCAGAGCAACGGAAGGCGGCGCAGTCACTGACCGGATCATTGATAACTAATGAGATCGGCGGCATCGGTGAACGCGGGAAGTTGTCGCAGATTGCGAAAGGCAAAGGAGGAATGCCGACCAACAAACCATCGCACATCAGAGCAATGGTCGACAGTTGGCCCGGCGAGTCAACCATCATCTGGTGCAATTACAACGACGAGCAGGAGTTGATGGAAGATACGTTTCCGGAAGCGGTCAGCATTAAAGGAGAAACACCGGAAGCGAAACGACTGGAGCACATTGACGCATTTAAACGTGGTGACGTGAAAGTGCTTATCAGCAAACCGCGCATCCTCGGGTTCGGATTAAATCTGCAGGTCTGCACTCGTCAGGTGTTTTCCGGTCTCAAAGACTCATACGAAGAATTCTATCAGGCTGTAAAGCGGTCAAACAGGATCGGCTCAACACGGCCATTGAACGTTCATATTCCAGTCACAGAACTGGAGATTCCATTCGTTGACAACGTTCTGCGAAAAGCTGATCGCGTTGAATCAGACACCAAAGAACAAGAGCAGTTATTCAGGGGGGTCGGTCATGCATGTATTCGATGATTCACAACAGTTCCACGTTCACCACGGAGACTGCATTCCGCACATGTTGAGGGACATGCCAGAGGCCGCTGTTGACTTCGCTGTATTCAGTCCACCGTTTCCATCGTTGTACGCATACACCGATTCAGAATCTGACATCGGTAACGTGGATTCAATGAGTGGAGAGGCGACTGTTCACCTGTCGTTTCTGTTTGCTGGATTGATGCGAGTTCTGAAACCCGGACGCGCAGCCATCGTCCACGTCGCACAAATACCGCGTATGAAGAGATCTGGTGAAGTTGGCTTGTGTGACTTCCGTGGCATCACACTGCGTATCGGTGAACGGGCGGGATTGATCTACGAATATGATTGGAGTGTTCGTAAGAATCCGCAGGCACAAGCGATCCGAACACGATCACGGGAACTTCAGTTTGCTGGTCTGGAATCTGATCGGTCGAAGCAACGCGGAACCTTGCAGGATTACCTGATCAAGTTTCGAAAGCCGGGCGAAAACGCAGTCCCCATCAACGCGAAAAATCAGGTCAGCCGAAACGACTGGATCAAGTGGGCTGAAGGGTGCTGGGATGACGTGCAAGAAACCGACACGCTGAACACTGCCGCAGCGAAGTCTGAAGAAGACACGAAGCACATTTGCCCGCTGCAGTTGGAAGTCATTCGGCGGTGTGTGCTGTTGTACTCAAATCCGGGCGAGATCGTGTTTTCGCCGTTTACGGGTATCGGGTCAGAAGGGTTCATGAGTCTCGGCGGAAAGTCGCCAAAGACTGGCAGAAGCATACCGGATCAGCGGCGGTTCTATGGATGCGAACTGAAGCCGGAATATCACACGCAGGCGTTGAAGAATCTGGCACAGGCAGTACGGCAGCATGAAAGCACATCGCAGCGGACTCTGTTTGCGGAGGTTGAGTAAATGCAACCTCGCTGGTATCAAACCGCAGCCAATGACGCAGCATGGCATTACCTCGCGACTCAGCCGGGGAACCCTCTCGTAGTCTTACCCACGGGGGCCGGAAAAAGTTTGGTAATCGCCATGCTGGCGAAACAGGCTATCGAATTCGGTGCTCAGGTAATTGTCCTGCAGCACCGGAAAGAACTTATCCAACAGAACACGGAGAAGATCCGGATTATGTTGCCAGAAATCCCGGTTGGAATCTATTCAGCCGGGCTCAACTCAAAACAGACTCAGCAGCCGATTCTGTGCGCTGGCATCCAGTCCGTGTACCGACAGGCCGCACAGATCGGCGAACGGCAGTTGATCATCATTGACGAAGCTCATTTAGTTTCGTCCAGTGATGAAACTATGTATGGGCAGTTTATTGCTGACGTGTGTGCATTGAATCCGACGGCCAGAGTCACTGGATTGACCGCGACTCCGTTTCGTACCGGCGAAGGCCCAATCTGCGGAAAGAAAAAACTGTTCCAGCGGATCTGTTTTGAAGCGTTTACCGGTGATCTGATCAAAGAAGGGTTTCTTTGCGAGATCACAAATAAGCCGTCAGAGCATGTAATCGACACCAGTTCAGCGAAACTGCGGGGCGGTGAATTCGTCGAATCCGATCTGCAACGGATTTTCGGCGGCGATGACACGGTGCTGCACGCCTGTCGTGAGATCGTCGAAAAGACTCAGGATCGGCATTCGGTTCTGGTGTTCTCCAGCGGTGTCGCACATGCCGACAACGTCGCTGACACGCTGCAGAGATTGACTGGAGAAAAGACCGCAGTCATTACAGGGGACACGCTACCGATCGAGCGAGCCGCGTATCTACAGCAGTTCAAGGCCGGTGAAATCAGATGGTTGGTCAACTGTGACGTCCTGACGACGGGATTTGATGCCCCGTGCATCGATGCTATCGCGATACTTCGGGCGACGATGAGCCCTGGGCTGTTTGCTCAGATGGTCGGGCGAGGACTGCGGAAGCACGACAGCAAACAAAACTGTCTGATTCTGGACTTCGGCGGCAACATCGAGCGGCACGGATCACTGGACGATCGGAATTACGGACGGGCACGAAGCTCAAAGCCGGGATCTGCACAGCCGCAGGAACGCAACGGACGCGGGCGAGAATGCCTCAACTGCAAACTGGACGTGCCAGCCAGCGAGCCGGAATGCCCGGAATGCGGGTTTCGATTCCCGGGCAGACATCAGGCAAACGCTGACACGGATTCGCAATTGACGGGTGAAGTCCCGCCGGAAACGTGGCTGGTGGAATCCTGCAAGTGGGGAACGCACTACAAGAAAAACGATCCGGAAGCACCACCGACGCTGCGAATCGATTACGAGTGCCAGCCGGTCGACGTCCCGAGTGGGAACCTGACAGCGAAGCACGTCAGCGAATGGGTTTGCCTGGAACACCAGAATTTTGCACGTGTTAAAGCCTGCCTGTGGTGGGAACAGCATTCACTGAGCGAAGTGCCTGAAACGATCGCGGAAGCGATTAACCTGCTGGACCGTGGCGCGTGCCGGATGCCGTCCCGCGTCACGATCGTGAAAGAGGGCAAATACATCCGGCTGAAAAGTTGCGTTTTTGAGGATGCGATTCCGGAAGAGTGGATGGATGAAATCGTGCCGGAACAGAGTGAACCGCTGTTGAGTGAGTTCGGCGAAGAAGTGCCGTTTTAGAATATTGGGGAGACGGAGCGAAATGAAATACACGGTTGGCGGAATTGAATTCGCCTCAAAAAAAGAAGCTCACAGGTGCATTGGTACCTGGTTAAAAGATGCGTGCCCTGTAGTGCAGATATCAGATGGGTCTGGTTTTGTATTTCTGCAAGACCTGATTTCACGACATCCGGAAGCGGAAAAGAAAATCGGCTGTGGAATCAACCGATTCGAAATCAGACAGAATCCGGCATTCGCATGTCAAAACACGTTTTACCTAATCAGGAGTGATAATACTGAAACAGACTTCAGTTTTCGCTCATGTTTATCAGGTAGGAAAAATAGCAAATATGCCGATTTTTGCCGGGCTGCAAGAAACGCAATCCGAGAACAGATTGTTGTTTTCAAGACCGCGCAATTTCTGAGCATCGATCGGCCGCGGTGCGGCATCACTGGAGCGGAATTGGATTTTGAGCGATGCCATGTCGATCATGTCGCGACGTTCGATTCAATACTGAAGAGGTTCATTCAGTTAAACGATATCGATATTGAGGCATCGGTTTCCGACGACTCTGTTGATGGTGAGATATTTCCAGTTTTCACCAGTGATCAGCTTCGCTTGAATTGGGTTGAATTCCATAGAAACAACGCCATTTTACGGCTCACGACTCCTGAAGCAAATCTTGCAAGGAGAGACGTGAATGATTGATCAATGCCTCATTGCAACCGGCTGGTTTCTCTGTCCAATGGACAGCGGTTCCAAAAACCCCGGCTCAATCCTCGGGAAAGACTGGCCGTCAAAATGCTCGAACGATCCCGCTGTAATCGCGTCATGGCCCGACGGCTGCAACATCGGGCTGTTGCTCGGGTCGAAATCTGGTGTGATTGATCTGGAGTTCGATGACGACAACGGGGAAATGCTGGTGGAAGCCTGGATGGAGGACTGCGGCCATCCCCGAACGCCAACATACCGATCAGCGA